TGTCCAAGGACATTACCATACTACGTTCAGTATTGAATACTGGAGTAACCCTAATGAATTACTTTGGGCTATGCAGACTGGATGTTTAATAAACATGAAGAGTTTAGCTTTTGAATATAATAAACTTCAAAAGACTAGACCAGTAATAGGAACCGCTGTGATCATTAACGGATTACCGAAATTGATCCCAATGGTATTAAAAGACAATGGCAGATGGAATAGAAAAATTACCGAGAGGAATTAGAAGCAATATCAAATTAGGTACTGACTGGGATGGGTTGGCTGATGAACAATCAGATCCAACCTTTTGTGTTTTTAAAGAATCTGTTTGGGGTATTCGTGCTTTAATGAGAATACTCTTAGTCTATCGTTTCTCACATAAAAAATCTAATATAGAGGACATCATCGGAAGATGGGCTCCTCCTAGTGAAAACGATACAGACGCTTATATCAAATTTGTTTGTGACAGAATGAATTTTAACCCAATGGATAAACTAGATAATAGCATTGAGCATTATCTACCATTAGTTAAATCTATAATAAAAATGGAGAATGGTGATCAACCATACTCTGATGAATTATTAGTAGAAGGAATGTATAAGGCATGGGATGGATTTCCGACAAATTCTTCGGCATCATAGAAACCATAGGCAGCAAACTTAATGTTTGGGCATGGAACAAAAGATGGAGCAAAAGAAATTATCTTAGATACCAAGGAGGTAGTACAGGAAAAGTATATACCATCAAGAAATCCGATGGTTCAACAGTTAAAAAACAATAAACACAAAGTACATAAGCCTAAAAAAGGCAAAGGAAGTTATAGGAGAATAAAACATGGCATGGTTTAGTTTAGCAAAGATAGCATTACAAGCTGGTAGTAAGATATATTCAAATCGTCAAAAGACGAAGATGGCTATGTCTGACGCACAGTTAATGCATGCAGAAAAAATGGCTCGAGGTGAGGAATCTTACCAGGGCAAACTTCTAGAAGCCCGTCAAAACGACTACAAGGATGAATTTGTTCTTGTAATTATTTCAGCACCAATCGTAGTGCTTATGTGGGCAGTTATGAGTAACGATCCAACAGCAATGGAGAAAGTTAAACTCTTTTTTGAGTATTTTCATTCTCTTCCAAAATGGTTTACAAACCTATGGATTCTTGTTGTAGCAAGTATTTTTGGAATTAAGGGTACACAAATCTTTAGAGGAAGTGGACCAACTTCTAAGAAGTAATGGAACAACCAGATTATCAAGAAATTATTAACGAATATAAAGAACAAGTACGACTACTCAAAGAACAAGTTAATGAGTTAGAAGATGCTTGTAAAATGAAAGACTCCTCTCTTAAGCGGACTCTACAAAAACTAGAGAATGCAGCAGAGGATCTACATAAAGCTAATAATGAACTTGATGAGCTTAAAAAGAAAAAACAAAAAAAAATGCAAATGGTGCAAGAAACCGATAGCAAATAAACAGATTTATGTGGTCTTTCCAGATCATACACAATCATGTTTAAAATGTTATCATAATTCAGGAGCATCTTTGCCTATGATAAGAAATGCATAATCATCCTCACGATATACAAATGATGGCAATGTTTATTTTTATAACCCTGTATTTAGTAATGGATATTATATTTTAATGGCTGACAAATTAATGACATTATTAGTTGGATTACTCTTAGCCCTAGGTGGCTGGAGTCTTTCCCGTACCTTTGAACTCTCTACAATTCAAGCAGTACATGAAGACAAAGTGGATAAATTAGAGAGACATGTAGACAAGCTACAAAGCCAAATTGAAAAGATGATGGACTCTGATGAAGAAATTATGGACCAACATAAAAAATTATTTGAAGTATTAGAAAAAGGAGATACTCCAACAGGGAGTTATAATTATTAATGGGTAAACCTCTCAAAATTTCAGAAGAAGCATCAGTACAAATGCCAATGAAAACAGTAGCATCTCTTATTGCAATGGTTGCAATAGGAACCTGGGCTTACTTCGGGATTATTGAAACTCAAAATCGTGTTACAACACAATTAGAAATCATGTCTAAAGATTTAGAAATGAATACAGAGTTTAGAATCAAGTGGCCTCGAGGACAAATGGGTTCACTTCCTGCGGACCAGGAGCAATTTATGATGATCGAGGATCTATACAAAACTGTTGATCGTATCAACAAAGCAATTGAAGATGGTATGCACAATAAAGTTAATATAGAATTTTTAACTAAACAAATGAATAAGGCACTCGAAGATATTGAAGGACTTAAGGATTCAAACCGAGAGATTCATTATAAAAATGGAGCACCATAATTGGAAACAGTAGTAGCATTATTAATGTTTGTAAATTTTGAGATCAAGGAACATCGTATTCAGGAATCGATGGGTATGTGCTTACGTGGAAAGCGTGAGGCCGAAAGGCAGTACAGCGAAACAGTAACGTATAAATGTATAAGAGCAAAAGCTGAAATAGAAATTAATAAGGATGGTTCAAAATCAATTAAAAAAATTATTTTGACTAAATAAAATATGATGAATGAAAAAATTGTAGTAGCTTTACTTGGAATTTTATTAGCTTTAGGTAGTTGGAATTTATCCCAAACATTTAAATTAAGTAATGATATGGTTTTAGTTAAAGAAAAAATTTCAAACATTGAAAATAAAATTAGCAAATTTAAACCTAAGAAAAAGAAACGAAACAAATAAAGATGAAATATTTAACAATGTTTTTATTTCTCAGTTTGTTACTTACAGCTTGTGAAAATGTAAGACATAAAGTTGGTGTTTCTACTAAACCTTTTGAATCTGGTGATTCTTTTAAAGATTCTACCAAACTAAATTACACTATTATTTTTGGTAAAGTTAGATCAAAAGAAGATGAAGATGATTAAATAAAAAAACCCCGAGCTATAAACTCGGGGTCTTTTGACATTGACAGTAGGAGTATCTATGTAATGTAATCCGACATCTAATAACCAATTAGCCATGTCAATTCTAAAAGGTTCCCATTATTAGATACTTTAATATATAATGGTTTCTTGAAAAATGTCAACCTCTAAACTATTAGTTTAGATTTTGGTTTATTGACTTCTTTGGGTTCACCAAAGACATTAAAACTAAAAGATCTACGTTCTCCTTTTGTTCTAAAAGGATATACCAGATGATACATCCACCAAGGAAAGATATAATAATCTCCTACCTTTGGTCTAATTCTAACTGTATTAGTTGAGAATAAATGCACTTGTCCAAACTGCATTTCTATTCCACCAGCAGTAGGATAATGATCTTGATCTTCTTTTTTCCATTCTTCTTCAATACCTTCAGGTAAAGATAGATAACCTACACACGACACATGACAGTTCGTATGATAATGTAATGGATTAAAATCTCCTTCAAAGGATCTAACATACCAACCTGATTTAAATATTATCTTTTGAAGTTCTGCAGCATTATCAGGATGTGCTTGAATATAAGCAGTCATAAGTTTTTGAAAGTATGGAGCCCATTTCTCAAATACTTTAGGACTAATAATTAATTCTTGTTTAACATTACCGACTAGATCATCAGAGAAATCATGCATCTTACTTTTTTCTTTGCTTGCAACAATACCATCACAATCTTTATTCAAGTCTTCAATAAGTTCTTTTGGTAATTTACAATGTCCAATGGATGGACCAAATGGTCTATATATTTTAAGTTCTTTGTTCTCTTGATTTAGTTTACTAAAGTGAGCCATCGCTATAATCCCTTTCTATAATCATTTCTAAATAATGTATTGCTTTCTCTATATCTTTACGCTTGCCTTTCTTTTATCATTTCAATAAAGTGAATAGCTTTAAGTAGATCTTGTTTGCCACCTTTTTTAGAGTGTCTACAAATATACTTAATAGCTGATCCTTCAGGAAATAACATATTATTTTCTATTACAAATTTACTAGGTTGGATGACAAACCCTTGGTAATGTGAACCTCCAATTTGTTTATCGTAACTAGATTTAGTCATATTTTTTAGTCGTCACCATTTTAATAAGATGGTGATTTTTTTTGTTTTTATACTCTATCTTATATGAAGTTAAAGGCTTAAGTTTCTTCAGCATTTTCTTATAAGACATAGCTTCTACTGTTTCTGTTTTACCTTCTGTATCTGTCACTATATATTTGTATCTCATGGAAATACTAATTTAAATCTTTGTGTTTCTCTATATGGTCTTGGTATATATTTCTTTTTATTAAGAATTGCTTTTTGTATATCATTTAACCAATACTTTTTATCTTGTAACATAATATTAACCTTTGTTCTAGCTCTGTGTTCTTCATATCCAGCATAATGAAATACAAGATTAAAATCTCTAGTGTCATTTTTAAACCAATTAATAGCTTCAAGTTTCATATATATTCGATCTCTTCTATTCCCAGGATAAGCAGCATCTACTACTGCTTGAGCAATAACTGCAAACCACAGTTTACTTACTGGTGATGTATCCTCTTGAGGAAAGAGTGGTACTGTTTTTAGTTGATTCATCAGTTTTAATTATTTCGTACGTAGTGCGATTATGTAGCATACCTTCACGTTCCCATTGGAATGTCTTTAAATCTAAAGCCTGGAATATTTTCAGAGCCTCCTCATCATTACTTGCTGATAAATTAATCTCAGCTTTCATTGGACTCCATACCCAGACTTTAAATTTATAAATCAATTACAATTTCCTTTATCGAGATCTATTGGCTTATCTTTATAAAACCAAAAATAAGATTTAATCTTTGTACCATCTTGTGTGTATGT